CGGGGCTTTTTTATCCAAAATTAAAAGACCTCCTTGCATGGGCCACCTATGGTGGCCCTATACGCGGCAGTAACCGCAAGCAAGGAGTACCCATGCCCAAATATCCCATCCACATTTTTCGCGCTGGCAGCCACACGGCCATGCAGGGGCAAACCATCAGCTTCGGCGAGGCAGACCTCGCCGCCAGCGCCGCCGCCTATGACCCGGCCAAGCACGAGGCCCCCATTGTGGTGGGGCACCCGGCGGCGGATGCCCCGGCCTACGGCTGGGTGCAAAGCCTTGCCGTTGATGGCGGAGACCTCACGGCCATGCCCCGCCAGGTGGATCCCGCCTTTGCCGAGGCCGTAAAAGTCGGGCGCTACAAAAAGGTCAGCGCCAGCTTTTACCCACCCGACAGCCCGCACAATCCCGTGCCCGGCGTCTACTACCTGCGTCATGTGGGTTTCCTCGGCGCGCAGCCTCCGGCGGTCAAGGGCCTTGCCCCGGTCCAGTTTGCCGACGATGGCGGCGACTGCGTGTCCTTTGAGTTTGGGGAGGAGGACGTCAGCGGCATCCTCCGCCGCATGGCCGGGCTGTTCCGGGGGCTACGCGACTATTTTGTGGACAAAGAGGGCCTTGATAAGGCCGACGCCATCATCCCGTCGTGGACCATGGACTGGCTGCAGGAAGACGCCGCCGTGGCCGCCGCAAAAACCGCCGATATCCCGGCATTTCAGGAGACAAATATGGATAAGGACAAGAAACCCGTCACACCGCCGCCCGTGCAATCCGGCACCACGGAAGATCCGCGCGTCGCGGAGCTGGAGCGGCAGCTCGCCAGCTTCGCGGAAAAATCCCGCCGCGCCGATGCACAAACGGCAGTGGACAAAGCCCTGGCCGATGGCCGCCTTACCCCTGGCCAGGCCGTGGGTCTGGTGGATTTTATGGCCAGCCTCGACACCGATACCGCAGTCAGCTTCGGCGAGGGCGACGGCGCAATCACGGCCACGCCCAGCGCCTTTATGACCGAGTTTTTGGCCCGCTTGCCCCAGCAGGTGTCGTTTGGCGAGGTCAGCAAGCCCGACCACGACACCATCGAGGGCCTCAGCCCGCAGGCCGTGGCGCAAAAAGCCCTCTGCTACCAGGAGACCATGCGCGGCAAGGGCATCACCGTAACCACCACCGATGCCGTGGCCGCTGTGATCAACGGCGCGGCGGGCAAGGAGGCACCCAATGCCTAACACCAGGCTGTATAAGACCCTGCAGGCCAGCGGCGACATCGCCCCGTACAGGATTATCGCCCTCGGCGCGGATCGTCTGGCGGCTCAGGCCTCCGCTGCCGCAGAGGCGCTCATCGGCACGTCGGACGAGCTGGGCAAGCAGTCCAACGGCATGATTGATGTCGCCATGTCCGACATCCCCGAAGTCGAGTCCGGCGCGGCGATTGCCGTTGGTGATCCGCTCACCGCCGATGCTGAGGGCCGTGCCGTCCCAGCCACCGCCGCCGGGCAGCGCATCATCGGCTTTGCGTTTGCCGCCGCCTCCGGCGAGGGCGAAATTATCGATTATATCTACGCTCCCGGCCTGATGGCCGTGGGCGCGTAAGGAGTATACCTCATGCCTACAGCACCGTTTGTCGTACAGCCGGAACTGACGGCCATTGCCATCGCCTACGGCCAAAAACCTGCCGATTTCATTGCGGACCAGGTCATGCCCCGCGTCAAGCCCATAAGCAAACGTGAGTTTAAGTACCTCGTCTACGGTCTCGAGACCTATAGCCGTCCGGACACCCGCGTTGGCCGCAAGGGTCGCCCAAACGAGGTATCCTGGTCGTCCAAAGAGGAAACCGCCAGCGTCGAAGATTTCGGTCTGGATGACCCCATACCCCAGGACGACATCGACCAGGGCGGCAAAGACGGCATCAACGTCACGGGCCAGAGTACCGAGTACATTATGAGCCTGCTCCGCCTCGACCGCGAGTGCCGCGTCGCCGACCTGGTGCAGAACGCCAGCAGCTATAACGCGGCCAACGTGGAAACGTTGGCAGGCGGCCAGGGGTTGGACAACAACGAGGTCGATGCCCCGGAGATCATCCGCGATATTCTTGAAAGACCCATTGTGCGCCCCAATATCGGCGTCATGTCCCGTCATGTGTGGGGCAAGGTTGCCCACAACGCCCTGCTGGTCAAGGCGATCCGTGGGTCGCTGAGCGGCGACAAAATTACGCCGCAGGATTTTTGCGACTATTTTGAGCTGGAGACCCTGCTCATCGGCCCGGCCCGCAAAAACCGCGCGGTTAAAGGAAAAACTCCCACGCTGGAGAGCATCTGGGGGCCGCACATCGCGTTCCAATATCGCGACCTGGCGGCCAGCACGCAGCGCGGCGTCACCTGGGGCCTCACAGTGCCCTATGGCACTGCGGTGGCCGGGGCCAGACCCGACGGCAACATCGGTCTGCGCGGGGGCGTACGCGTGCGGGCCGGTGAGAGTCTGAAGGAGTTGGTACTGTCCACCGATGCGGGCTGCCTGATCAAAAACGCCATCGCGGTCTAGCCAATGTACGCCACTGTTGCGGACATGCAGGCCCGGTATGGGGCGCAGCTCGTTGCTCTAGCTGGCACGACTGCGGACAAGCAGATTGATCTTGCCGCCGTGGAGCGTGCTCTCACTGCCGCATGCGCTGAGATAGATGTGGTGCTGTCCGTGCGTTACGCCGTGCCCATTGTCATCACGCCAGTGCCGCCCGTGTTGCGCCGCATCGCGGAGGACCTGGCGGCATCGGCTCTGCCCCGCAACGGTGCGTCAGAGGCCAGCATGTACGAGCGGCGGGCGCGTGAGGCCAGGGATCTGCTGGACAAGCTTGCGGCGGGCAAGGCGGAGTTGGGCACGGGCGCAAGCCCGGCCCAGCCCTCCGGCCCGTCAACCGGCGGCGGCATTGCCTATTATGTCCCTCCGTCTGCTTTCCGGCGCAAACTGGAGGATCTGTAATGGGCGCATCGTTGGAACTCAAAATCGACGAGCGCGCGTTGCGGCGGCTGGTGGAGCGTGCCCGGCAGGTGCTGGGCCGCCGCCCCAGCTTTAAGCCGCTGCTCAATGCCATTGGTCTCGAAATGGTCACCAGTACTGGTCGCAGATTTGAGACAGGCACAGCGCCGGACGGCTCCAGGTGGCCCCGTTCGCTCGCCGCCCTACAGGAGGGCAGACAAACCCTCATCAAAACTGGCCGGTTGCGGGACTCCATTACCTATAACGCTACCTCAACCGATGTGGAGGTAGGCACCAATGTGGAATACGCGTCCCCGCATCAGTTCGGGGCGACCATTCCACCGCATACCATTCGCGCTCGCCGGGCGCGTGCCCTGCGCATCCCTGGCATAGGTTTTAGGCGGTCGGTCAAGCACCCTGGATCAACTGTTCCGGCCCGGCCATTCCTTGGCCTCTCCACTCAAGACGAAACCATCATCCACAACCTTACCGAGGACTGGATGCGCAAAATAACAGCGAGGCTCAACCATGCTTGATCTGCTGCGTACCAATATTGCCGCCCATTTGCGGGCCAATCTGCCGGACATGGTCACGGTGCTCGAGCTGGACAATACGGCAGATGCCGCCGCCCTTGAGCGTTTGAGCATGGCAAGCCCCGCCGTGGGCGTGGAGATTGTGGGCACGGACGGCCTCAATGTCATGGGCGGCGCGCCTTACGCCACGGCCAGCATCGGCGTCTCCGTGGTCTGCACTCCGCAGATAGGCGACGACGGCGTGGCCAAGGACGCCACGCAGGCGGCTCTGGCGCTGGTCACACTGGTGCTGGCTCACGTTGCTGATCAGCATTTTGAGCTGGTCTCGGGCAAGCCGGAGAGTGTGCGGGCCACAAACCTGACCGACGGCGATATCGAGACCAACGGCACAGCCCTGTGGGCCGTAACCTGGAAGCAGTCCGTTGACGTCTCCAACGTCATTGAACGGCCGGATCTGCCGGCCTTTTTGCGCTGTTTTGTCCGCGAGAAGACGGATGGCAAACCTACCATCGAGATACAACTGCCCGGCACCGATACCGCGCCGGCGAGCAGCGCAGCAGGCGTTGCTACGGAGGATTAATATGTACATCACCCCCAAGGCTGGCCTGGTTGTCCGCAACCCCGCCACGGGCGAAATACTGCCCACAACGGGCGCGGAAATTCCGCCCGGCCCGCACCGCGCGTACTGGCTGCGCCGTCAGAAAGACGGCGATGTGACAATCCACGCAGCCCCGCCTGCCGCGCCCGCCAAGGGTAAGGCCGCCGCTGGCGAGGAGGGTAAATAAATGGCCATCAGCTTTAACGGCATCGGCAACAACGTGCGCGTGCCGCTGACCTACATCGAGTTTGACAATTCCGGCGCTGTTAAAGGCACCCCGGTCATGGAGTGGCGCGTGCTGCTGCTGGGCCACCCGGAAACCGGCAACACCGGCGATACCCTCAAACCCGTGCTCATCACCAGCGCGGACCAGGCCGCCGGACTGTGGGGCCAG